TCTGAAATTACACTAGAACAAACTTGTTTCAGTGTGCTTGAACTTGTTGTAATTCCAGTATTTGCAATCTCATATCTCAAAGGTAATGATGCCGTTGTAATATAAGTTGAAGTGATTAAGTTTGCGTGATGGAATGAATGGCAGTGAATAAACTTCCCATCAACTACAAAACCTAATCTAACTGTTCCAAGTCCTAACCATTCAATATCCATCCACAAAATTTGTGCTTTGGAAATATCTAATGTAACACCAGATGGATTGAGATGCCCTGCACCAAGCATCGTATCAATATTCCAGTTATGTTGCGAAATTTGTGTTGTTGTTCCAGTAGATAAACTTCTTTCCGCAAAATATAAAGTGCTTCCATCAAGTTCCAAATACATTCCATTATCTGCACCAAAGTATCCTACTCTTTGACGAAGATTTGCTTTTGCTGGGTTCATTATAAATGTATTCAATACCTGTAATGATTTTCCTGGTTGATAAGAGAATACTTTTGTGGTTTCCCTAATCACAGAACATCCAGCAGTAGTTCCTATTCCAATATTAACTAAGCCTTGTGTGGTTACAAATCCAACTGTAGATCCTGTTCCAATAACCAAACTTGACCAAAGATTATTATCTCTATATCTGTGTGATGAATCAAAAAGTGTAAGTGGAGTTGACATTCTTTGTCTACCAAACGCATCAGTTGCTATTGGTGGTAGAGTAACTGGAAATGGATTATCAATTGTAACTACGTCGCCATTTTTATTAGCGACCATATTTACTTCAAAAAGGGTTCTTTCCTGATTTAGGAAATCCTGTTCATTTTTATTAAATTGCGCCATGAATCACTCACTCCAAGATAATCTTTCTGGTCTATATCTTTGTGAACTTTTAATTTTGATAGAACTATCTACATTAGGGTATATATTATGAACAATTGCTCCAGGATACTCATTTTGCAATTGCTCTGCTAATGTATTTTTATCTAACATCTTACCTTCTATTTGAAGGCGATATATTTTACCTTCCCATACAACATCAGCAAGAAAAGACTCACTAGTTGTTTCTGGTTGAGAAGCGTTCATATAAAGATTTCCGTTGAAATCTCCTGCTATATGAACACTTTCTGACATAAACTCTTGAAAGGATTTCATTAGTTGCACCTCCAACGACGCAGTGCTTTGTTAATTCTTGAATCTGGATCTCTTGCAGTTTTTGCTGAAGTAAGTTTTGATTTCATTCCGGACATACGACTACAAAAATTAGAACGACGCTTTTTGCGTTTACCTTTCGGTTTCTTCTCAGTTACTGCAGTTTGTAGTTTTGATCCAGGATGTTCACGACGATAAGCTTTAACTGCAGCGGGACTTAGACCATCTGTTTTATCTTTACGATTTACTTTCTGCCAGTCTTCAGATAATCCAAAGTCTGCTCTCCAGTTTGAGTATTCTACAAGGTCTCCTTCTGGCTCATAGTGTGCAACCTGAAGTTCTTTTTTGGATGGCGCCTTTGCTTTTTTAATTATTCCCCCAGGAATTTGTGGTAATTGTGGTTGATTTTCGGGAGGTATTGGTTTTGTTCCAAATGGATATACTGGAACGCCACCACCTAAACCAGATCCAGGTTTTAATCTAATAGGTGAACCGACATTCTCCTTCATCTCACCACTATCAACATAATCTGCTGCAGCATCAAGATAATCTGCTGCTTTTGTGATCTTTGATTGAACCCAAGCTTCAATATTTCCTTCTCCTTTCATTTTTTTACGAAGTCTCTTTGCGGCAGAAACAACTGTAGAAAGTTCTGACCGTGCCATAGAATGCTCATGGTCATAAGACTCTGGAAAGTTTCCTGGATGAGGACTATTTGCATGATAATCTGGCATAGACACCGCTACATCGGACAGTTTTGATGGTAAAGAAAACATATCCCAATACTTTGCACCATACTTACATTCATCTCTAGTCTCATCCTTTTGACATTTAGGACAGTATCTCATCATTCCTGTTGCTTCTTCTATAGGAACACAATTTGGAACAGTTCTTCCTCTTTTCTTTTTAGTTCCTACAGGTTTATAACCTTTCCAGCAGGGATTTGATGTTCTTAATGACTTCTTTGATTCTTTCATTGTAGACTTTTCCTTAATCCAAGTGTCGGGTGTTTTATCGTGCTTAGAAACAAAAGCATTATGTAATTGTTTAGCAGTCATATCATGCTTTGACATAATACGACGCATCAATTTATCTATCGAATTATATGAGGTATTAGAAAGAGATTTTAATCCAGTTTCAAGTTCTTTTACAGCATTATCTTCACATCCACAGTGTTCATGAACATCTTTGAACTTGTTGTGTTCTTTTTTTGCTGTTGATTCCATTTTTCTCAAACGAGTATAATAATCTGGAATTTCATCTAAATGTTGAAGAGCAATATCAGTTGCAAGAACTTTATCACCTGTATGTTCATGTTCAATAGGAATGCCCATATCAAGTTGCCTCTTAACAAAAGAAACATCTAAACGATGCTTTTTTGCAATTTGTTCAACTGTCTTATGAGGCTTTAATTTATACACAATAATTTAAATTACTCTTTATTATTTAGAAAACCTTGCTTTAATAATTTAGAAAGCTCTGTAGTTGATCCCACAAATAAAGCATTATTAGTTACGTTATTTGTAGTTTTTGTTGTATCTTCTTCAACATCCTTCAATTTCTTTTGAAGATCTATAAGTTTATCTGTAGTGTCTGCTACACTTTTAATTAGTTGTCCAGCAACTTCATAAGCCCTTGCAGAACCACCTTCTCCAGCAATTTCCATAATTCCATTAATTGCTTCTTGACCCTTTTCAATTAATGAATATAAGTTTGCTCTGGTATACTCATAATCCTTTTTAATATCGTCAGTTTTTATTGGAGATATTTCTATATTGTGAGTCTCTTTTTCTACCTCAACAATACTACTCTCAATATTAAGAGCATCATCCAATTTTTCATAATCTTTTGCCATAATTTATTAAATATCCTTTTGTTGTGGGGCACTATATTCTTTGCTATCAAAGAACATCTCAGAAGTTTCACTAAATCCAAAATCATCATCTGGACCAGCATCAATTGGATCAGGAACGACCGTATATCTCATTTCTCTCTTAGCAGTTGCAGTGTCAGTTCCAGAATAATAATCCACCTGAACCTTACGAATAAGACCATCTGTAGTATCCGCAATTGGACCAAATAGATATGTCTTTGCGGTGAAATTGAATGTATAAATTAAAACTCTTCTGGTTGAAAAATCACCTTCATAATCATCAGTAAATGAAACATTATCCAAAACAATTGGAATATCTCTTTTTTCTCCAATTGAATCAATTAAATCCACAGTTAAATTGAAAGATGGTTGAAAATATGGTAAAATTTGTTCCACTACTTGTAGAGCATCATCTTGCAATTTAGACATTAAATTTAATTGAAAGCCAATATTATATGGAACTGGCATAAAAACTTTCTTTAAATTAGTTCCATCAGAAGCTTTAAATGTTTGTGTAACATTTGCCTTTCTTGTTGGATCATATTGAATAGATGTCATCTCAAATGACAATCTAGGTAAAGTCATAGCAATTGGTTTATTTAATTCTGATTGCTGCTCAATTCTTGCTAAAAACTTTTGCATCGGACCATATGCCAAAGGAACTTTAATTTGGCTAATACTATCCCCAGATGAATCTTTATGCCTTACATTAATGTCATTAAATACTGTACCAAAAGCAATTACAGTTCTTCTAATAATTTCGTGATAAAAATAAGTTCCCAACATTAAAAGTTACCAAATGGATTTGACTGTGAAAAATCTATAATTTGATCTGCTTCAGTTTGAATAATTTTATTTTCTCCATATTTATCATAAAGATCAAATTGTTCAACCGTTGATATTGCATATGTAGCAGAAGAAGCAGTTCCAACAATAAGTTCTCCTGGATAAAAACCAAAATTATTATCATCACTGCCGATATTTGTAAAAGATACTTTTAATATCTTTGTATCATAATCCCAAGATTTAACTCTTGCTTGAATTCCAGAATTGGAACCTGTAACAATTTCATTAAATATATAGGTTCCAAAACCAGCAAGAGACGATGGGGGTGCTATAGATATTGTAGGTTGTGTAACATATCCTGCTCCAGGATTTCTAATTCTAATCGCAGATACCTGATTATTTGTTCCCAAAGAAGCAATTCCTACAGCAGTTTCACCTGTTCCTACTGAACCTGTAATGGTTATTTGTGGATTATTTTTATATCCACTACCAACATTTGACATAGTAAAATTGAGAATACCATTTTGAATAGTTTCAATAGAACAAGTTGCTTTAGCTCCATATCCACCACCACCTGATATTGTAATTTTTGGAGGAACTGTATAACCAGCTCCAGCATTAATTAAAAGAATCTCTTTAACGGATCTAACCCCGCCAAATGATGAAGTAATTGCAACTGCAGATGCAGTTATTCCTCCTGGTGGAGCTGTCGAAATAGAAACGGTGGGAGAATTAACATATCCATAACCATCATTATCTAAGAAAATTTCTCTAATGTATCCAGTTCCAATATTTGCAATAGCTGTTGCAGTTGAACCACTACCAATTAATGACAATGTTGTAATGTATCCTTCTTCTTGAACCTGAGTATCAATTTCATCAATACTCGTATCAATAACTTCATCTTCATATTCAAACAATTCACATTTTATTTCATAGACATATAATTTACCTAGTTGATAGAATGGATTTTCATGCTCTACAAATTTAACTTCAAATAATCTTTGGCCAAGTGGGAAATATACTAGATCTCCTTCTCTAGGTCTAGAGAATAATTCAATTTCATCATTATTTTCAGATTCTAAAAATGGAGCAATAAAATCTTCAAATCTTTCTCTAGAAATTACTAGACTTATTTCATCCTTTAAACTCACTCCAAATTTTGATAAAATATCTCCTTGCCCAGTATATCCATCATAATTACTTATGTAAGCTTCAATTGCATAATTATCATTAAATTTTGATGATGATATTTCTTTTAAGATAGTTTCTTTCCGCACAAATTTTCTGGGAATGTAAACTACTTCCACCCCATACATTTTAAGTTGTTCATTAATTAGTTCTTGAACAAGTCTTTGTTCATTTGGAGAACCTTGTAAAAAAAATGGATTAAGTGCCATTATCCAATAAAATCGTAAGGTGGTAATTCATAATCCATAGACATTCTTTGTTTTATGCCTTCAATTTCTCTTTCTGCATCATCATACAACTCTCTACCATTTAATTCAATTCCGCCAGGAAGTTTTACTCCTCTAAATTTAATTAAATTCTGTCCCCACTGTCTCTTCATCAATGCAGTTAAATATTTTTTAAGAAAACTATCATTATAAACTTTCGTAAAATCATTTGGATCTAATATTCTATAACAATCAATAACAATAAATGTATCTTGAGTTTTTGCGCTCCAGTCTATATCCAAATATAGTCTATTTTGCCTTTTATTAAATCTGATTTGCTTATCCGTTGTAAGAAGAAAATCAATATCCTCTAAGTATGTTTTTACCATCGCATATTGCAATAGTTCTACTGAGTTAAAATAATACAAGTCATTTAAAAATAGTTGATATTTAATACTCCACATTCCTCCAGAAATTGAACTACTGTCAAATTTGAAAACTTTTTCAATTCCTATTACAGAATCAGGAACCTGAATAAAATTAGAGACCTCATAAAAATTAAAACTGGTACTACCAATTCCAGAAATATTTGCAGTTCCTGTGGTAGTTACAATTCCAACTCCATTGGGATATTGCGCCTTTCCTCTGTTTATATCTTGCTCAGTAACTTTATATTTTAAGTACATTCTTTCGACACCATCAAAGTGTCTTTCATAGAAATATTGAAGAGCATCATCCACCAAATCATCAATCTGCTCATCTGCTAGATTAATTTCTAAAACTGGTGCTCCCAATCTTCGCAAACAATAATCTATTAATTCCTGTCTACTACTTGGTTTTGACATTAATAGGAACCTCCATCTATAACACTTGCCCAGGTCGGAATGCCTGATGAATTGGTTGAAACTATATAGTTAGTTTCTGATATAGATACTGCAGTCGTTCCAGTTGAAACTAATTTGTCATTTTGATCAAAATATGCAATTCCATAAGGTTCTCCAATTGGATAATATAATGATTGACCAACAGTAAGGATACCAGTTATATTTCCATTACGAGCAGTAAACTCATCAAAAACTAAATCGTTATTAATATATAAATTTCCATCAATATAAACATCATTTTGAAAAGTTGCAATTCCAACAAAAGTAGATAGTCCACTTACAGATAGTTGAGTTACAGATGCTATTCCACCAATTACATTTTCTGCATATATGGCATTTATAGCGTTTCCTCCAGCAGAACCAGAAACACTAGAAACAACCTTTACTGCATTCTGCTGCCCAACTCTAACTTTTGTATTTTGATTATCAATATTAACTTTAATATTTGGCATTATCGAGTAACTCCTTCTCTTACGAGAACCATTCCCTCAATAACTCTATTTTTAATTCCCTGATCATCAGTAATTAAAACATCATATACATATCGTCCAGGTTTTAGAGATTGAGTTTCAGTAGCTGCCAAACTAATCACAACTTTACCCAGAGTTTCTGGTAAAGTAATGCTAGAACCAAAAGATACTGCCGTGGAACTTCCCGACCATTTTCTCAGTTGAGATTCTACAGAATAATTAGTCAAATTAAGTGGCGAATTCGTATCAGAACCTTCTAAAGTAAAAGATTGAGTAAAATCGGAACCAGCATTAATAACTAAATTATTTACATATACTGATGCCATGTATTTTTAAAAGCTCTACTTTGTATTTATGTATCGAGAACTCCAAGTGTTCCCAAAGAGTTAATAAGCTCTTGCTGTTTCAAATACAATTTACAATACAACTTTGAAAAATTTTTAAGTTCTTCAAAATTTAATTCATCAATTAATCTTGATTGCTTTTCAAATTCAAACATTTTATTGATACTATCAAGTTGTATTTCATCTGGATTCATTTAATAACTCCTTTAATAAAGTTTTAATTTCACTAATATCAGATTTTATTTGTTCAATCTCTTTCTTCTGATTTTCTCTATTCTGTAAACTATTTACATACTGAGTATATGATTGATTGTCACAGTTTATTATAGCACCAGAAGTCTCATCTCGGTACAAATTTGGATGCCCCTTTACTCTAATCATCGTATTGCGATACTCCTTAAATCTCCAAATCTTGGAGGATTTGCTTGATTTGTACCAGACATAACTATCTTAATAGTATATCCACTAAAATCTCCCAAATTACTAGCGGTAAATTCATACTCTAAAAATTGATTTTCCAAACTTGATGGAACAAATTTATCAGGAAGACCACTATTTTGTGATGGGTCCACTATATCTAAATATCCATCTTGATTACTATCAATTGTTAAATTATTATAACCAGGGAACAATTCAAATGTTTGTTCAACTTCACTAGAATCTGGACGAATTAAACTGTAAAGAACTCTAAAATCAGAAGAATCTGGTCTGTATGCTGATAGAATAACTTTAAGAGAAGTTGCAGGTTGTTCTAGTCTAATAGTGTTAGAAACATACACTGATGAGTGTGGATCATCAACAATAGAATTAACTCTTCTATCATTAATATAATCTGAAATAGGATTATTTAAACTGTTGCTCAATAAAAGAACAGAAGAATCTTTCCAGAAAATTATTGGAGATAGATTATTATCTCTTGTTTCTAAATTAACCTTAGTAATTAATGACTTACTTCTATCCTGTAACAATATATCATTTAAATATGTAATCTCATTAACATGAGAACATACAATTCTAGTAGATGATAGTTTATTTTCAGAACCCAATTCAACATCCTGATATCCTTGATCTTGGAAGGATACTTCATTTCCTCCAGCACTTGTGCCACTAATTGTTCTTATTTGTGCTGAAACATCCGTCACAGAACTTGGAATTATTGAAGAAATGTGTGGGACTATTGTATCATATTGAATATTTTGAGTAGCAGTAACCTTACTTCCACCTCCAGATAATTCTGAATTGAATGAAAGTTGAGGATAATTTGTAGCAGTAACGTCACTACTTCTATCTATACCTACTGAACTCGATCTATCAATTTCTATAAAATAAGTATCAATATCTTTGGAAATATCACTAATATCATGTGTAGTGTTAATTCTTCTGAGAGAAACTCCAGAAAATTCGTACTTATAAACTAATTCATCTATTGTATGAGATTCTATAATGGTAGAATCAAATCCCCTTGTAATAGTTGTTAATTGATTATTACTTACGGCTTGATATTTAATGATTTCATTTCCAATTTTAACATATCCATGATTTCCAGCTCCAACAGCAAGTCCTTCAAATACTGTAAAATTATCAGTTGAAGTCAAAGTAATACTTGTATCAGATACACTAATTGGAGCAGCTAGAGTTGCTGGAGTTACATTAGATTCAACATTATTCAATACTAATTTATTATTTGGAGCATACATTCCATGCTCAAAATGAGACACCTCAATAATATTACCACCATAAAAACCTCCAATTGAATTAGCTGATAATATTTGAGTAGAATTAAGAGTTACTCTAGCGCCAGAATTGTCATAATAAACTAAATTTATACTATCAGTAAAATCATTTGCTTGAACATTAGATGCATAAAGCGTATCTAATCCATTAATTGTAGCGATTGTAATTCTTGCATCTTTACCAGAGTTTGAAAATACTGATGAAGTTACAATTCCAACAACATCTCCTACTGCATAACCATTACCAAAAGAAACTGTTGTTATTCCAGTAATAGCACCATTTGTAGTGGAAATATTTAATACCAGTCCTGAACCATTTCCAGTAATTGCATAAGTTTGAGCCGAGGATGTATTAGCATAATTTACTCCTCCAGTTGTTATTCTAACTGTCGAAACAGAACTACCTGTGCCAACGATGTAACCATACTTATATGAGTCATTGGAACCATTACCAGATATTTTTCTTCCAGAAGTTAGTATTCCAATTATACCATTATCAGTAGTAGGTGTTATTCTGAGAGAGAGCTTTCTTGGATAAACTTTAATTGGATTATTTCTTAAAGTTGGAATATATCCATTACTTTCATTAAGAGTTGGATTTTGGAAAAATACACTTCCATTAGTAGATGTAAAATTAGCTTTATAAAGTTTAAATTTAAGATCTTGATATTGATTAGCAGTCCAGATTGATCCGTTTTGAGATTTAAATAGACTTCCAATTGCAAACTGTTTACTATAACGAACACTTTCAGTATCAGGAAGAGTTGAGGTATTTACAGTTTTTTCTCCCATTTCAGCAATCCAGACCTCATATTGATCTGATTGTGGTGACAAAATGACAATTGCATATTCTAATCCAGGTGAAAGATATACTGGATAATCAAATGTAACTTTGGTTGCAATACTTGCATCAGTTGATATTTTTATATCATTTGGTCTTAAAGTAACTTGTGAAAGAACATTTGTTGTTGGAGTTCCCAATTCAAGAGTTCTGACTTGAACTGTTAATGGTGCATTATTAGGATCTTTACTTGCAAAGAAAAGATCTACCGATGTTAAAAATGCTCCATTTACATCTTCATTTGCAGTATTACCACTCACATCTCCAATATTTTCACCAACAACAAAAGATTGTGCTAGTGGATCAACAAATTTAAATTTTGGTTTAGATTTATATTTAAATTTAGTTGTTGTAATAGTTGTTTGTCTTTCTTCCCACGTTCCTTTTGATTCATAAGTTTCTTCTGCAGAAGAAATTGAAGCACTTCCTGGAAGAGGTTCCTCATTATTCTGACTTGAAGTTAATCTATAAACTTTAGAACCAGTGTTTATTCTTGCAACTGGAGGTGGAACTGAATAGGGATCTCTTAGGAAGAATGAGCCAATAAGATCTCCATAATTATCAGAAATTAATCTCAAATCTTTTACATAAGCAACTGCACCACTAGTACTTCCGACTAATTTCATTCCAGTCAATAAATATCCAAAATATAATCCTTGAGCATTCTGACATAAGGATTCAATATCTATGTTGAGAATATTTGATGAAGAACTGTATGATGATGAGATATTTTCATTTCTATTGTATGGATTTATATCATAAACAACTGATGGGGAATTATATAACCCTTCTTTATGATTTGAAGTTGCAACTCTAAACGTAATTAAATTTTGCCCACCAATAGTTCCAGTAACAGTTTCTCCAACTTGGAAAGCTCCTGAAGAGCCATAATTTTGTAATGTTTCATTTGGGGAGATTTCAATTAATTTTGGAATAAAGTCTACCTGACTTACTCCGTCTAAAAATTGATAGAATCTAGTCAATGGTCTCAAATTAGAAGAATAGAATCCAGTATTTCTGGATCTCATAAAAATTTCTTCGCCACTATTAACTATCTCACTTTCTGTAGTTGTTGCTCCCTTTACTCTTTTTTTGAATTTTCTTGATGACCATTCCCAGAAACTCTTTCTGTATATTCTAGTTTTTGTGAATATTGGTTGAGCATTATTTTCTCTAATCCATTCCTTGGCTTGTTTTGGAGTAACTTTTAAAGCTGTACATGACTGAACAAAAATATCATCTAAATCTATAGTCCTTACCCAACTATCACTTTCTGGATTAAGTTTTATGCTACCACTATAGCTTATAACATTAAATGGATTAACATTTTCAGTTTTTGTTGCTAATGGCTGTTCTATCCATCCCACAGATTCGTACTTTAGTGTAATTACATCTCCAGTTTTTTGAACATTTGAATCGTAGAGTGTAAAATTAGCACTTAAATCTAGGTCTTCATTTGCAAATATTTGAGAAGATACTGGAAGTAAATTAATACTATTTCTACCAATAGGAACAGTTAATTCATTATTATCAACATTAATTTCAACTGTAGAAAGTAAATTATTCATCAAATCATAATTTTTAAAGTCATCTACAAAAAATCCAGTTTTAAATCTATTAAATCCTTGAGCATCTTGAATTTGTAAAGATTGGGTGTTTAATTCAAGAAGAGAAAGAGATGTCACTCTCTCAAGATTTTTAACTCTATTTTCAATATTTCCAATATCTCTCATAGTATATCTTCTATTATCAACTAAAGATATAGCTGCATCTCTAGGATTATACAGATATGGAGGTAGTGATATTGTAGCGAGCTGTAAAACTTCATTCGGAGTTGGTGGTTCAGTAGGTATTACTGATGGTGTTCCTTGAGAAACAATAAAATCCCCCAACTTATTGAGATACAATTTATCAATTCTTCCAAGATAAAACTCATAGGATATTAAAGAACTTTCATTTGGAGTCAAAATTAACTTAGGCTCTTGATCAAATGATCTTGATGAAAAATCAAACGGAGAAGATGAAGAACTTGTAAAAGGAACTACTCTTGGTCTAAAATCTAATGTATCAGAGGCTCTTACATTATTAATTCCAATAGAAGGTACATCTAAATTAAATCTTTCTGCCTCATAACTATTTACAGTAAATACATCACCATTATCATTAGAAGGAACTGTATAGTGATCAAAAACAATTAGCAATCTATTTGATGGTTCTGACTCACCTCTTCTTCTTATTAATTTTGAATAATCATAATATTGTTCTTTTTGTGCCTTATCAAGAATAAATCTGTTAGTAATATTTTTATATTTTCCTGCAGTAAAAGAAACTACCTTAGTACTAATATTGGAAAGTTCAAATACAACATTTTCAGTAGTCGTAAATTTATTATTATTTAAATATACGATTCCCAAAGTATTTGAAGATGGTTTAGATACTACTCTAGCAACAGCTTTACTATCTTTTCCAACAATATTTTCGCCAATAATTGCATTAGTATCGACATTTGATTGTGAACTAAACGCAACAGTATCCAAAACGGGATCTAAATTATTTAAAGATTCATATACTGCAATAACTTTAACAACATCTGGATACTTCAAACAAATTTCTTCATCTTGAACTCTCAATCCATAATAAGAGTTATAAACCAAACCATCATTAAATGATGTATTACTAGTAATGCCAGATTGAGTATTTTTAGAAAAATTAATGTTTATTGTATTACTGCGGTTATATTTTTTTAATTTATTTTGAATTCCATTCTTTACGAAAGTAGCATTTATTGCATCAATAGTTTTAGATTGAATATTATTGAATGTTACTTGATTATTAGATATTGAAACTTTATCTGATGTCAGATTTTCGATGGTTCCATCATTATAATGGATTGAATATCTTTCTTCATCAAATGTTTCAAATTGAGCAGATGTAGTATTAATACCTAAATCAAAGTTGGAAGTATTAACAGTTAATGATCCAGTAGAAACTAGTGTTCCAGTTGACTGTGCAGTAAATGTTACAGTAGAATTATTTAAATTTGTTGATGAAATATTTGGTTCTGGAAGCTCCGCATACAAAAATCCCTTTTCTTGATTTCTAATTTTTGGAGTTCCTAAAACAAAGGGTACTTGTATTTCTGACGTAGGCACAACACCATCACAAACTCCACTAATAGATGGTACTGAAGAGAGAGTTATTGTAGTTTTATCAGAAGAAATAGAATTAACTCTATTATAAGTCTCTGTAGAAAATCCTATTCTTTGATATCTAATAATTGCGTTAGTTGAAATTCCAGAAAAAACTTTTCCCGCAGTTACACTTCCATTATTGATAGTTATTGTATCGGTAGGAGAAAATCCAGTTGGAATAATTTTATCTAACTGAGTATCTGCAATAAATGCAGAGGCATAACCTGAAATTGCTGTAGATTGATATATTGACTTAATATCTTCAGTTGAATATGCACGAATACTTTTGATTGATCTTGAAATGCTATCAACACCATTAATTAAAATTTGCTCTCCTACAATAAATGAACCTGAAGTCTGTCTTAAATAAATTGTATCAGAATTTGATCCACTTGAGGTTGCATATCCAGTTGCACCGCTACTTTTACCTTTAATAAAGGAAGAGGCTGGTAATTCAGAATTTGAAATAGTTGTATTTAATTGAATTTTTGTATAAGTTTGAATATCATACAAATATAAATCCCAATTTGTAGAATTTCCTGAATATGCAGAATCAGTTAAATTAAATGTATAAATTCTTGCATCTCCGATTTTAGTTCCAGAAGGAGAACTGTTAGAAGATTTTCTATAATCATATAATTCAACTGTTTTTTTCTGCTTAGGAACTCCAGAAACATTATTGACTCTAATTAAATTTCCCATTTCAAACGGGATATTAATATTTTCAACTAATTGAGTAGTTCTAGGTTTTGCTACATCTATAATTTCAACGCCAGTTTTTTCAATATCATATCCTCTAACATATGCTTTTCCTGGAGAAAACTTAATACACATTAAGTTTTCCGTTGGAGTATTTCCTTGATCAGTTTTTTCATCACTAAAATATATTCCATCATTTCCTAATGCGTCATTTAAAGAATTATGTATGGAAAATTGGAATGGATTAACAACATAATCTCCAGATTCATCATAAGTTCTTTGAGCTAGATAGTCCCGTATGATAGAATAACTAGATTTAACATCTATCTTTTTAATTGCTCCATCTTTAACACGTAATAATTCTACAAAATCAGTATCATTAAGATCATCAATAGGTTTTTTTGATAATATTAAAGATATTTTGAATCTATCTGCTCCTGGAGCGGCATAATTTGTAAATCCTTTTGCATTGTCATATAAAGTAGAATCATCTTTAGCAGTAATTATTTGCTCATCTACTCGCAATCCTATTCTGTATGAAGGTGTATTTGTATAATAATCTAAAATAATTGTCTGCTTTTCAACTCTAACAAAAGTTCCTCTTATAAAATAGATACCCTCTCCAATCGATGCTGCAGAACCAATTGAAGTAGCTTCACTCGAAATTGTTGTGGCAAGAGGTGTTCCTGCAGCTATTGAACCAATTATCTCATCTGCATATAGTTGCTCATTGTTTTGAAAAGAGCTAACTTCAAAATCTGAATTTGAATTAATATATTTTACATAAATTGTTGGGTATTCAACTTCAGAATTTGGAAATTGAACAGTCTGAACTGTTGCAGTAACTCCAGATATCTGTCCTGTGATTTTTTTCCCAACTAAATTATTTAAATATGTGGTTATTTCAACTGCATATTGCTGCGGATTTAATTTGACAGCATGAAATTGACCATCATATACAATATTTCCTGGAATTACTACAGATCCTTCTTTAAATATATGGCTGCCAAAAGACTCTACCTGATTTTGTAAGATTGATTGTAGAGTATTTAATTCCCTTGCCTGAATTGGCTTGCCAGGATTAAATAAAATTTTATAGTAATTTTTATCCTTAGCGCCCAAATCTTTTTCAGAAAAATCATCAAAATATGGACTTACATTAAGATTAGTTTTTTGAGCCATTGGTTAAAATTCCAGGATAATTTTAATGTCTTCTTTTTGTCTAGAATTTCTACTTACTAGTGATCTATTATTAATATAGATTATTTCTCCAGACTTATTATTTATCTCTGGTTTTGCGAGACCAGATATAAATTGTGCCCCCAAATTAATAATTTTATTTGAAATGGTTATAGTAGAATCATTATAATTCATTATTGTTGCTGAAAATGTTCCAGTTTGATTAGTTACTAAATTTGGACTGGTTTGATTATATTCAAAATCTAAAGTAGAGTTTGTGGTAGAAGAGAAAAATGACGAAATTCCCGCAAAATCTTTATGAGATGATCCATTTACACCTTTGTCATAGTACAAAGATCTATCTTTAGTATACTTTAGCACTTTTGTTTCTTTATCATAAGAAACAACATATCCATATGCAATTCCATTACCTACTGTTTGTTTTATTTTATCTCCGATAGCAAGAGTATCTTCACCAGTTATTGAAGTCAACATCATTGCGTATGTTGCAGAGAAATTAGTTTGAGTGTATAATGTCGTACTAATTCCTGTTGAATCATAAATTGTAGGATTTTTTATAATTCCAACTTGTGCAAATTTAGTATCAATTGGAAAATCTTTTGTTGAATCATCAAATCTAGTATAAACTAATAGCTTATCTGCACCAAGTTCTTCATATATATCAAATCCGTGACCTTTTGATGGGGGAATAATAGGAATTAATTCTGCAGGATTACTTTTATCAACTGTTGTGCCTAAATCCACCAAAGCATATGTGTAATTTTTACCTCCAGAAGTAACAATAACATCAGAAACTTTACCATCCAAACTTACTGTTACGGAAGCTGATGCCCCACTACCATCTCCAACTATATCACATGAAAAAGTTCCTGTAGTATAATTATCTCCACTATTTTCAATATAAACTTGTTTAATTTGATTTTCATTTAATGTAGAATCTCCATTTTCTCTAACTGCTTGAATTTGAGAATTTGTGGAGCTATTCCAGTCATTTGGTATTGTTATATAATCTGTAGAATCAAATTTTACAATATCACTGGGATTTAATGTGTATAAGTATTTCCAAGTATATCCATCTTCCAAATTAACTGGCTCTAAATCTGTAAAATTGGGTTCTATTTGAGATGCATTTCCAGTTGGCTTATCACCTGAAGAGCCATTATTTATACAAACATAAATTCTATACTCTGAATTTATAACATAGTAATTTGCATCATACAATCTTATTGCTCCAGTAGTAGGAGCTGAATTTATACCACTGTAATCTGGTCTGTACATATCGTATGATTGACCAGAAACCCAGTTAATCCTTCTAATTACTCTTCTAATACTAGCACTCGTTATCTTTTTTCCAAATAAAACAGTACTCTTATAATGATTTAAATAATCAATGTTATCAGTTGGATTTGGTGGATTGGTATTCCAATCAGTAGCTCTTCCAAATCCTGAAGATACTGGATTAGACAATCCCACAAAGATATAATATGAATTTGAAGAACTATTAATGGAATCTACAAAATTAGATGCATTAAGTATTCTAAATTTATCAGTTATAATTGCAGACATATTAGCGTTTTTTTTATATTTATATGATGTTAAAGATTCTTTTCAATTGGACCAATACTTTCAAATCCATATCCCCTTCTTTGTATTGTAGGGAATGTTGTTAATCCAGAATTGATAGCAAATCCAGAAACTCCGATTGCAATTGGACTTGTTGATCTAGTAAAACCTGAAATTTTACCCCAAGAAAAATTACCTACTCCATTATTATAAGCAAAACCAGTTGTAGCAATTCCAACAATATAAGACCTAGAATCAATATTACAAGTAATAACGCCAGTTGTATTATTAATTCCACTGACAATGTAAATATTATCTAAAAATGTAGTTCCAACTCCAACAATACTTGAATTTGATGAGAGAATTGATGTTACTCCTCTACCCACTCTTGTATTAAAAATATAAATTGGATTTCCAGTGGAAATTCCAGATTGTGATATTGTACCTGACACATTCAATTTAAAATTAATGGCAAGTGCAGTTCCAACTCCCACGGTTGTTCCTATTCCTACAATGGTTCCGAATGATCCCGCAATTCCAGTTATGCTTGTAATATTTTCATAAATTGGATCTGGAGAAGGAACTAAAACTTGAGGTGAATTATCTACAGAATAACCTAGACCAGGATTTGTAATTGTTGCAGTAGAAAGTGATCCATTTGATATTGAAATCGATGCAACGGCAGTAGTCCCTATACCAACACCAATTTTTGAAGGTGCTGAAATACTCACATTTATTGAAGAACCTTTATAACCACTACCAGGATCATTTATTACTAAAGATTGTATTGTTCCGCCAGCAGATACTACTGCAGTTACTGTTGCAGATATTGGATCATCTTCCCCAGAAACGATCAAGGCATCAAAATCTATTTCATTTGATGGGACATTTTCATAGTTGAACAAAGATATATCATCCACAAATATTACATTATCACTTGAATTGAAAGTTTTTATAATTTTTGATGTTGGATAAATTTGTGTTTCTATAGAATCTCTTGCTTTTGAAACAATAGATCCATTAATAATCCTATCAGCTTTTTGCTTAGACCAACTAATTGGCCTATAAGTATCAAAATTTATTCCTTGATTTGTATAAGAATTAGTTTCTAGAACATCAGAACTTATTATATCGTATACAATTCTAGAATCTTGTGTTGTAGTAGTATTTGAATAATCATTTCTAGATAACAATTGTACGTTATCTCCAATTTTTATGGTTTCTTTTACCTGAACAGCAGAGCTATCTTCATAACTTCCTCTATAGAAATAGATTGCAACATCATCTTCATACTTAGGAGCATTTGTAAAACTAAACGATGTTCCTCCATTAAATTGATATGACTCTCCAGGATTTTGTAAAATTCCATTTATAAAAATAATCAATAAGTAATTAAAATCAATTAGTTGAGAATCTGAATTTGATTGATCTTTTTCAAAACTCAATAATTGACCATTATAGTATAATGGAAATCTTGTCCTTACTCCATCTTGATATTTTTGTATAGAATCAACATAATCTATTTGACCAAATTGCCAAGATGAGAAAGAATCTGTAAATGTATCTAAAACTGTAAGTTTAAATTCTGAAAGGGGGCTAGAGATGCCATATGCAGTAACAAGTCCTACTGGTTTAATTACATCTCCTGGCCTAAATCCATATCCACTTCTCTTAATTTTAAATCCAGTTACTTCAAATAGAGTTGATCCTATTCCAGTTGTTGAACTTGCACCTATATTAATATCTAATAATAAGCCAATTCCACAATCAGATGTTGATCCAATTCCTAGTCTAGAAACTCCTGTTACTGGAAGATCGGTATAACTTGGCGCAGATATATTGATTGTTGGTTTTACATAACCAGTTCCTCCATTCACAATTGTAAATGATAAAGTTCCACCATATCCCACTGTTGCAACTATTGATGCTCCTAAGCCAGAATGTCCAGTTTCGGTCACTGCAACAGATACTGGTGATCTATATCCAGAACCCCAGTTGCCTATATATGATCCTCCAGTGGTTCCAATGCCAATATTGGTAATTATACCACCAGATACAATTGCAGTAACTGATGCGCCTACAAGGGGTGCATAGCCTAATCCACCATCTGACCCAAGAGATACAATTAAACCACCTCTAGGAAGTTGATTTAAATTAACATCTGATTGTGAAATAACGATAGAACCGTTTGATGAGGTAATTCCAGAAAAAATCACACTAGATATTCCAGAAATATCATCTTTTTGAATTATAAAATTATTATTAGGATTGTTTTCAGTTGTTGGTGTTTGGAATATTCCATTAATAAAGACTATACCACGCGACTCACTAATACCCAATCCAATATTAGTAGATCCATTAACACTTAATGTATATGTTTGTCCTATTCCCGTAAATTTATTAGAGATATTATCATAAATTTTATTATCATCATACTTTTTCTTTAAGAATACTCTTCCACCAAAATAATCTCTTGAATATGGAAGACCAGTTATGTTATCAAAAGATCTTTCTATTAATTTACCTTTAGGAGCTTCTGTGAAATAAATATCACTTCCAACAATATTAAATGAACCTTTATATACTGAAGCTATACCCGAATTAGAATGAGTAGTTGCATATGTACCAACGAATCCTCTGTTAACTGAAACTAATGGAATATTTCCGGAGAATGTTATAGGTCCAGAATAAGTTGTTCCCAAACCAACATTAGTAATTTTCATATATTCATTATCTACTTTTAAAATATCACCAATTTTAATAGATGATATTCCACTCAATCCGAAAATTGTTGCTGATGATCCAACATTACTACCATTATTAATCGTATAAGTGAGTAACTTATATGCAATTGGTTCTTGTACCATATTATTAATGGTAATAATACATTTTTCACTTTTCTTGAACATTTCAAATTCGTGAGCATTACCAGAACCTAGTGAAGTAAATGTTACGGAAATTCCAGAATTTGCATAATCTTCTCTGGTTGCTATTTTAAATTTCTCATTATTAATTTTAATTGCATATACTTTTTCAGGTAAAATGTTAGTAACAATTCCTACATAATTTAATGTAGACCCAATACCAACAGAGACCGCAGATAGTCCTGTAAATGTAGAATTTGGTCTATAAATCAATTCTTCTCCTGTACTAAAAAAGTGATTTTTAATTTTAAATTCGCCAGTAGCTGGATTTAAAATAGTTGAATCTGATGGATTAAAAGTTTTTACGAAAATAGGTGTTCCCTGATAGTTTAAAGCAAATGTAGTCTTACTAAGTTCACTATTCAAAGCGAAATACTCAGAAACACCAACTGTCTCTAAAACATTTAAGTATGATAAAGGATAAGGGGCATTTTGATAATCGTTTTCTTTGTAAAAACTTTCATTGAAACTTAAGATTTGAAAATTTCCTGAGAAATTTTGATCTGGATAAAAATCTAATAGTAATTGTGAACCTGATATTCTTCCACCAAAAGTACCTATACCACTTTCTGTTCCAATTGAAAGAAATGGATATTGAATAGTATGAGCATTAGTTCCATCCGAAACCAACATTATTTGATGTAATGCGCTGGTTTGACCTATGCTAACTTTTACTATTGATTTTATAGAAGAAAATTTAGTTCTATCTAGAGATATGATACTAGATGCTGAAGAAACGTTTGAATATAAAGAATTAAACGTAACAGTATTTTCATATCCTTGAATTTGACCATTCTGTTTAAATGTATATGAGCCTTGTCCAATTGAAGTTGTACCAAATCCAATATTTTTAGATTTAAGAATTACGTTGTTATTAGAAGTATTTGTATAAGTAAGATTTAAAATTCCTCCACTTATAGATGCACCAAAACTTCCTATAAAATTGGATGATAAACCAGTATCAGAATCAAAATAAAGCTCTGATATATTTGTATTTGTTCCATCATGATCTACAAAAAGTTCAACATAATCCATTTGTTTTGTAACATTGTCAATTAAATGAATTTGTGAATGTAATGATTTTAAATTATTAGTTGATTTTTGAATTATGCTATATGAAGAATTTGGTGAAACTGTACTAGTAATGCCAATCAAATCTATAAATCCAATTGAAGTAGTGCCAACTCCACTATTAGAATTTATAAATGTATCATTTAAATATTTTATATTATAACTTGTTGTGTATGGATCTGTAGGATTAAATTTTAAATAAGCTTTACCAGAATTTTCAGAATATTCGCCATAAATTTCACCAAGAGAATTTGCAATATACCCATTTTCTATAACAGATTTTGTATCAATTGTACCTTTTTCTAAAGTATAAAATTCTGACCCATTATTCAGAACTATTAACTCTGTGAATTGGAATTGACTGAAATTTTTATCTGATATTTGTACAAGATATCTGTTAAATTGACGATCTAGTAGTATTTCAGATACCTTTAGTGTAGTATCTATATCTTGTTCTGAAGATGAAAATTGTGATGAAATATCATCAATCCCTAAAACTCTATTTGTTAAACAACTAAAATAATCTGCTAATCTTTTTTTGTTGAACTTTAAGAATTTAGAAGTATTTACAAGTGTATTTTCATAATCTACTGAAAGATCAAAATTATTAATAGTATCTACTTGGTTAGTCTCTTCAATAGTTACAATAGATTGAAGAAATTGATCTGGATTTACTGAGATAGAATTTGTATTATAACTTTGTATAATTTGTGTATCAGAAAAATTCTTCATTCCTGATGGATGAAGAGAATTATTTACAGGACTAACAATATCATCCCATTCTTGTGTACTTTTAATGGAATAAGATAAATTCTGATAATAATCATTATCAGAAATAACTTGAATATCATCATTAAGTTTTCCAATATTATCATACCACCCAATATTAGATAGATTCGAATAATCTACTGCAAATTCTCCATAAGATTCTTTCACAGCATTAATTGTTGCAATCGTACCAGATTGAGATCCTCTAATAACCTGCCCATTTTTTAAATTATATGAACCAAAAACTTTAATGTAATTGTTATTACTATCAATAACTTTTAAGTCATATTTAAAAAATTGATTTTGTATTTCAACGTCTAAAGTTTCCCCTATAATAAAACTTGCAAAATCTTGTACTACATTTAATTTTGGATAATTGTTATAGTTAACAATCGTTCCGTAATTATTTTGAATTCCTTTTAATTTCCCAAGATTTGTGGTTAAGCCTACAAGACTATACTTTAATATTGCTGAACTTGAATTTGTTGAAGCTTGATAATCTACTACGTTAAAAAATTCATAACCATAGTCCTCAGAATTAAAACCATCTCCACTATTTTCTTCTTTTTGAATTCCTTCAACGAATATTTTGTCACCTATTGCAAAAGGTTCTATAGAAAATCCAGAAGATGGAGTAGAAAGATAGCAAGTAACTATACCCGATGAAGAAGATACTGCAGTAGTAATTCCAATACTATTTGTATTATTAATTGTTCTAATAATAATTGGAGATTCTGAAAGACCTTTTGGTTCAATATTAATTGTTACCGACTGAATAGAATTTGATGCGGAGGTCATTACAGCAGTAAATGAGCCAGAACCAATTTTTTGTCTAGTAACACTGTCTACAAGAACTATATTTGGTGCAGAAACATAGTATTTTCCACCATCTTCAACACTAATAGATGTGATTGTATTTGAATTTTTTATGGATACAAATTTTGCAACTAATGCTTCAGGTCTCAGAGTTTTATCAGATGAATATTCAAAGCCCTCATTTAAAATTCTAATTTGGTTGATCTTACCAATACTTTCTGATTTTGGTAAAATATATGCACCTGTACCTGCAGAAGATTCTACAGTTTTGAAAATTGGTAAAGATTTAAAATTAGAACCAGGAGAAATTATTTTTATTTTTGAAATTTGACCATAAGCAGATAATGAAGAAGTTGTATACTTTAGTTCATTACATTCCGAAAAATTATAATAATTTTTTTCTGGGGAATATTGTAAACATATATCAAAAGTAGTTTGCCCACTATTAGAAATAGTATAAGAATTATTATATAAACTATTGATAAAATTAATTTTTGAATAATTATCAACTTCTTTATCACAAGTGCTTATATAACCAGATCTTTCTAAATTATAGAAGAGTGATACTGGTAAATCATCGTTTGAATTTATTTTTAACGAAGCATTTGTGGATACTCCAATAGTTCCAATACCAATGGTTGAAAATATTGATGTAGATCCAGTTGAAATAAATTCATCAGAGAAATTTTGATCGTAAAATATTTTAAACTTATAATTTAATAAAGAAGGATCACTTAAATTAAAAACTACATCATTATTTTTTATGACATTTACAGGTGGATTTACTAAAGAAATCGTTTGACTTGATCCTCCAGTACTTCCAAATATTATATTATTTGGAGGATTTGTCTTTGCAGCATCAATATAAGTTTCTGATAATTTTATAGCATCATCATCTACTTTATAAACAAAATAAAATTCATTAGAAAGACCTGATATAGGAGTATTGGCAGAATATTTAACTTTGTCCCCAGTCTTTAATTGATGTGAGGTGATATTTATTGTATTTTTAGTTATATCTACTTGAGAAGATGTAAATGATAATGGATTGAATAGAATATATCCAGTACTAGCATCACGCAAAACTTTAATAGAAGATGAGGTTCCAATCCCAACAGATAGATTTGGTTTAATTGATAAAGTTATAGTATCACCATCAGTTAAATTATGTGATGTAGATACTGACACTGTGGATTTATTTTTTTGAATATTTCCACTTAATTGGATATAATTAGATTGAATAGAATATTCATAACTATTATCTCCATTATTAATAAAATATAGACCATTTGTGGAAGTTGTTAAACCAATCTGTGTTACAATTCCAATGTAGTCATTAGATTTTTTAATCGCATATAATTTTTGATTATTGCCACTATATGGAATTGCAAAATTAGTTGATGTTGACGTATTTGCAACACTTAAATAATATGATGGTGATGTTGAAGGTATTTGAAGACTTATTTCTTGACCACTCTTAAATGGATGATTTGGTAAATAAATCGCTTGTGTCTGTAAAGAAATTTTATTGCTAGTTTGAATTCCTACATTATAAGTACTTTCTATAGAAGTTCCAGAAGTTGTTCCAACACCTACTGAATTTTTTGGATTAAAATATACCAAATCATTCACTTTGGAATCAAAACTATTTGTAGATTTGTTAATTACAAAAGTATCTGGTATAAAATAAATTGAAGTTGATGTAGTATGAAGACCTAAAGAGCTGCCAGATTTAACTCTAATCACATTTTGATTTGGGAATATATTCAAAACAGATAATATATCCTGTTCTATTTTAATACTACTTCCTATAGAAACATCTGATGGAATACTAGAAACGTAGATATCAGTTACAATTCCAGATGCAGAATATGGTATATCTTTAATTAATATTGAAGTATTAGTTGAGACACCAATCGTATGGAACCCATTTAGATAACTTAAAGATGTAGAAAAACCAGAGGCATAGATAGTATCTAAATTGTTTAAATTATGATAGGGATATATTTTTACCTTTACTTCTTTTTTATCATTCCAAATAAAAGTAGCGTTGGTATAAGTTGAAGAACTGGTTTGTATATTTACAATATCTTTTCCCCCAATTTCAGATATTTTTGCAAATAATCCACCTCCTTGAGTAGTAGATTCATCAAAAATAACACTATCGCCAACTTTATAATTTTGTCCCGAGTTAATAATTTCAAATCCCTCAATCGAACCAGAAGTAACCGATTCTATTTCTGATAATTGTGAAATAACTTCGTTAGATTCAACAATAAAATCATTATTTGCAGTCTCATCTTTTATTTTGTATGGGAATGTATTTCTAATAAGAGAAGAACTATTAAAATCAAAGGATTGATTTAATGTCTTATTTTCATTTACAAATGCTGATCTGTATCTATTTCCAATAAAATATGGGAATACTCCTACAACATTATTTTGAGCATTTATTTTTGTTGGTGCAAAATATGCATAAACCCCATTTGGAAATTCATTCGTTACACAAAATCTACCATTATATTCATCAAGATCGCCAGAATTTGTGAATTGATAATCCTCAATAAAAAATCCAGGACTAAATTCATCTGGTCTGTTGATGATATTACTTGAATTTAGTGAATATCCAGAAGATAATCTTGTTATATTGCCGCTTGAACTTTTTGGATCTGTATATCCGTATGATCCGTAAATTGGACTTCCATCATAAGCCCATCCAATTATTGGAGAATGCTTATTACCAGCGTCATTAAATTCTTTTTGAAGAGTATCATCATACCCACTAATAAAATATTGCAAATTATTATAAGATGAAGTTACAATCTCATTTGTTTCTGAATTAATACTATTAGCATCATTAAATAAAACATTATTGTTAACTGTAAGATCTCTTATATTTGCATCAAATATTGCATTTTTTCCAGAAGGTATAACTTGAAT